GTCAATAGTTATTTGTGGTATATTTTTCCAACCTATAGGTTCTATTTCAATTTCTGAATCTGGATTACTAACACCTTCAAATATTTCCCAAAGTTTTTCTTTAATAGCAAATTTGGTAAATAAACCGGCTTCATATCCGTGTGCTTCTATTTCCCAAGGTTGAACCCAATAATCAATGGTATCGGAATCTACTCTTTGGCCTTTCCAACGAGATAGTCTTTCGTTGGTTTCACCATAAACATATTGTTTAACATGAACCATTTCATGTGCCAATGTTTTGAGAATATCATAACCACCAATGCCAGAATGTAACTCGATTTCAAATTCTCTAGGTTTACCACTATCATTATAATCTTCTACCGAAGCATAACCATAAGCAGGTAAATCTTTACTAAACTTTATACGAACAAAAATGTTCTCTAACATCTTTTCGGATATCAATTCTTTTGCGTAAAACTGAGCAGCACGCTTCACAAACGGTCTAAAACGCTTTTTATCGGGACAATTAACTATGCTTAGCTGCATTTGGGACCTTTCTCTTTAGTAAACTGACCCAATACAAAGCTATTTATGACCAACATTTTTTTCACCTGGTGAAATGCATTACTCTATCTTGGACACCATTATATCACATTTCCTAAGGAAGTCAAGCCCTATAGCATCTCTATAGGTATTTCGGTAATATACCTTTTTGATGCCAGCGGTATAGATTTGTTTAGCACAATCAATACAAGGTGCATGGGTCAGGAACATCGTGGAACCATCTCCAGACTCGGAACTCTTGGCCAACTTAGCGATGGCATTAGCCTCTGCGTGAATCACCTCAGGTTTGGTTTTAGTAACTACGCCACCAACCTCATGAACTTCTACCACATCTTCACAAGTATTATCCCAACCGGCTGGCATACCATTGTAACCGATACTAATAATTCGGTCATCTTTGACTACAATGGCACCAACTTGTAATCGTTTGGCAGAAGATAGTTTCGCAAACCTTTCTGCCACATCTATGTAAGCGTCAATAAATTTTTGTTTCATTACCAAGATCCGTTATCAAACCATATTCGTATAGTAAAAGGTAACAACTCTAAAACAAATGCATCAGTTTCCCAAACTTCATTTGTTTTATTATATGCACAATGTAATCTCCAATGAAATGGATTTAATTTCAATGTAATATTACAACCTGAATATTTTAACCAATTCATTTTAAAATCTCTGGAACAGGTTCTGAAATCTTAAATTGACTACGGATGTATTTGTCTTTTAACATTTCTGGTATTACTGTATGTGGTTCTTCTAAAAGAAAAGGACAAGGTCCTCTCCATTTATTTTCCAATAAAAACATTTTAAATAATTCTAAGTCCTTTTTATTTTTAGGATCAAACTTTCTTTTTTGATTATTTAATAATTGGTGTTGAATTAGAAAACTCATTTCACATACTCCATACTATCTTTTTTCATATAATGAACCACCTGATTCTTTTTTGGATCAGGCATTTGTTTTACAACAGGAATAAACTTTTCACCGTCAATTTCTTCAATTGGCCCATTCGAATAAGTATAGTAGATATCCGTACCATTTCTGGCACGAACTTTTTTGAGTATTGATTTGGGTTTCACATTTTTCATAATATAATTGTAACATAAGAGTAGGGGGTCTGTCAAGATCCCCCTATATTTTTACCGACTTTTTGGATAATTCAACTGTTCCCATTCCTCATCGGTTACGGGCCACCAGTTACTCATCTTTCGATTTTACAGTAATTTTCTTTACCGCATCTTGAACCTTTACCATATTCTCTAACCAAACTTTGAGCATACCATTTGCAATTTCGGCATCTTTAATCTCTACTTTATCGGCAAGAGTAAAAGCACGATTGAAATTACGGTTAGCAATACCTTTGTAGATGTAACTATCAGCATCATCGGAACTGTCAACTACAGCACCTTTGATTACTAATTTATTACCTTCTAAGGTAACTTCAATATCAGTTTTAGCAAAACCAGCAACTGCCATTTCAATGACATACTTGTTTTCTTTTACTTGTTTGATATTGTATGGGGGATAACCAGGTGATGCTTTGGCTACGGTTTCTGAGATATCACGGATTTGGTCTAATACATCATCAAAACCGACCGAGAAAGGATCCAAAGATTTGGATAGTGAAGCCCATTGTGGGAATAATAGATTTGTGCTTGTCATAGATTTCTCCTTAATTAAGCGAGTTAGTCAATAAAACTGTGGCCTCGGATGAGCACCACACCATAAGTATACTAGTATTTATACTACTTGTCAATAGTCCTGAGTTTTTTTACCAATATTATATTTTGGTACTAATTGCCAATCATCTTTCTCTTTATGCGATAATATCTTGATTTGACTGAGGAAAATAGGTGGTGGATTTTCAATCTGTTGTTTCCGAACAACAGTTACCAGACCCCAATCTTCCAATAGTTTTACAATGGCATTTCTACGGGACAAGTCATTTTCGGTAATATCGGTTGGTTTACCATCTAAGGCAAACAGTTCTTTAAAGTGGACAATATAGTATTGACCTCTTTTATGTAGTATATGGCACGACTGGAATAATGTTTGTTCTTTTTTGGAAGCAACACCAATTCGTGTAAGTGTTTCACGGACCTTGAGGAAATCATCCTGTTCATTCAAAGTCACTTCAACCAAATCTGTAATATTAATCATGTTCCGCCTTTATCTGTTCTTCTTTTTATTTCAGCGATTTGTTCATCATTAAGAATACGCAAAGCTTCTTTAGCCTTTTGATTAGAGTAACCGAAATAGGCCTTTACGCAATCTATGTTCTTATCGGTCTCTGACTTCTGCCACGGTTGAAATTTCCGTTTCATTGACCTAATGGTATTTAGAAGATATTGATATTGAAGGTCTTTTTCCAACTCTGGATAAAGGTTCATCTCATTGGCATACAGAACACAATCCATATGGTACGACAAGGCACGATTGACCACAAAAGGAGTATAGTCTTTTGCATCAATATCATCGTGTATTACAGACTTCTTAGTTGTTAGTATGGATGGTATTATTTCTTTGAATAAATCTGGCATTATTTGAACTCACAGTCCACCATAATCTCTGTCAAACAAGCAACCAGATTAATCTCTGCATCAGCAACAAAGGCGGCTTGATATTGATACTTAGCAAGAATCAAAACCAATTGTGGAACAGATTGTGGTTTCAACGATTCATATAAACTGTCGTATAGTTTACGGAAGATTCTGGCTGGGTCGTTGTCAAGATTGTTAGTGACCCATTTTCTGGCTGATGCGAAGTCTTTGTCTTTTAATGCCCGGAGTAAATCAGCAAGTTGTATATCACTAACACTAGAAAGCATACCTTTATCAATTGAACCAGAAACTGAATATCGTTGAAGTTCATTAAGAATCCTACGATTGTCTGGAAAGTGTTTCGTGATAACGGCTGCGACAACTTCTTTGTCGTATGTAATACCTTCTTGTGAAAGGATGTTTTCAACTCGTTTAAAAAATTGTGCTGCCAGTTTTGGTTTGGAACCATTGATTTTAAAATCGATAACAGAACAACGAGAGTGTATCGGATCGATGATACGATTTTTGAAATTGCAAGTGAAGATGAATGAGCAGTTTGATGCAAATTCTTCAATGGCTCCCCGTAAAGCCGGTTGAGTTGAATTGGGATTAAGATAATCAGCCTCATCAATGATGACAACTTTTCTGCCACCCATAAGAGAAACTGATGAAGCATAGTTTTTAATTTTATTGCGAAGCACATCAATTCCAGACTCATCAGAGCCATTGATGATAATGTAATCGCAACCGACCTCATTACACAATGCTTTAGCAACTGTTGTTTTTCCAACACCTGCTGTACCAGATAAAAGAAGATTTGGTATTTCTTTTCTCTTAACGAACTCCTGAAAAGTTTCCTTGATTGCATCTGTAAGAATACAATCTTCTATTCTAGCTGGTCGATACTTTTCGACCCATAATAAATGTTCCATTTCACATACTCCATAATATAATATACAACAAAAATACTACTCAATTTGGCCTTGCAGAACACCAACAACATCAATCTGTGATTCTTCCACAACAATATTGCCATTGGTTAATCCAACTACTGTTTTGCCTTTCATGTCACCATCAGGTAAAACAAATACTACAACAACATATTTTGGATTAATGGCAACTTTTTGTTGATTGGTTGCATCTGTAAAATATACCAACATATTATTCTCCAAATTTAGATTCTTTGGACTCAGTTGCAACCCAATATTGAATATCAACCGATTTGTTTTTAAATGAAGCCAAACCTTTTGATGAGATTTCTACATCATAGGCACCGGGAATCATTTTCAAATTGTCTGTTAAGAAAACCATTTTAAATTTAATGCCTGTGCCATCGGCAACTTCAATCGAGTTTGTGTGTGCTGAATCGTCTTTGGCATTAAAGGTAGTTAGTTTAACCTTATCACCATCTGATTCAACGGCAATGTGTGGTGATTGAAGAATACCTGCACTCTTTAGAATATCAGCAAAATCTTCTTTTGTTAGAGAAAAAGAAATATCTACCGATGGTAAGCTCAATTCTTTCTCTGGTGCGGTGACAATCATTTCTTTGGCTGTCTTACGATACTTAGTTGATTTTTTGGCACCACTTTTGAAAATCACATGGTTAGAATCAAATTCGATTTCGGTGTTATCAAACATAGAATGAACCGATAAGAATTGATTCAAATCATATACACAAAAATCTTGTGGAAATTCATCTTTCAATGTGGCTTTGGCAAGAACAGTTTTGCCGGATGACATGGTACGGATTGTATTGCCTTTTTTAAACTCGATGCCTTGATTGATACTGGCAAAGTTTTTTAATACGGATAGTGTTTCACTGGTTAACTTCATTTGATTCTCCATTATGTAAAAGTTCTTTTATAATACTACATTCAAAATACATTGTCAAGTTATTCTTTGGAATACTTAACATCATGCTCATACAAAAACATCAGGCAACACATGGCGTGGGCCAAATGGTGTTTACTAGATTCTGGATCATTAATCTCTCCTTCTTTCCAAGCCCAAAGATGCCGTTGCATGGCATCAAAATATCTACGCTTGGAATCAGGAACAAATTTCCAATTGTCTGGTTCATACTTCTCTGCACCAAAGGTAAGAATTTCAACCGTTGCTTTAAGTGCAAGCGGTGGAATTAAACCATACTGTAATTTACCACCATCAAACTTACGGCCACCAGTTGTTGCATTTTGTGAAGCTTTTACTTCATCTCCAATTTTGTATCCGTAAGGATTTCCCATTACATTTCTCCAACATAATTGGCAACAGCTGGCATATCTCCTTGGAAGTGATAGGTACCAATATGTGCTGTTCTCATCCATGGACATAACCAGATTGAACCACCCATCTTACGCCACATCTGACAGAACATATAATCTTCTGACAGGTAACGATCCGAGCCGCCACCAACGATACTATCTTTTGTATCAATGACTGTATCAAAGAAAGCATGAATGTATCGTGTGCCATCGAAATTGGCTTGGCCAACATGGTCTGGTTTATAACGAATCATTGGGTATGCTTGTTCCATCTTGGCAAATACTTCACGCTTAATCATCATGAATCCAGTGCCAATTTCTAATACTTCTAATGGTTGTGTTACAGAAAACTGTGCTGTGCCTTTAACAGGATTAAACACATAATCACCAGTAACTTTCTCTAGTGATTGTGCTTCCATATCTGGCTTTCTTTCTAATGCTTTCTTAACTGATTTCCATTTGATTGCTTTCTTTGGATAAGGACCACCTGAAACTTCTTTGTCAAGTGCCAATAGTGCAATTACATCTTGTGGATTAAATGAGATATCAGAATCAAGGAAAAGCATATGACTACACTCTGAACGATGAATGAATTCATCAACCAAATAATTTCTGGCACGAGTAATCAATGATTCATTGAAAAGAAATGAAAATTTAATCTGTACACCATACTGATAACATAATCCCTGTAAATCTAAACAGGCCTTCATATACAGACCATGATTCATACCACCATACATGGGTGTAGCTACAAATAGGCTTTTTGTTTGTAGTTCTTCTTTTTTAATTGAAATTTCCATTTGTTCTCCGAGAATAAAAAAAGGGAGTCCTTTTTGAGGACCTCCCTACTAAAGCTTATTAGGCAGTAAAACTAAAACCACCTTTGTATGCGGCACGAACCATAGATTTGGTTGGTTTACCCATACGATAGAAAGCAACTTTCTTACCATCTACAACTTTTTTGTTTGTGTAGATTACATGGCCATCTTGACGGAGTTCGTCAAT